GCCTGTTGACCTTGGCGTGATTGTCCATCGGAATGTTCCTTCGTGGCTGTCCCTTCCGGGCCCGCGCCGCAGCGCGAAGCCGGGAAGGGCCGGGAGAGCAATCTCCCGGCCCAGCGCGACGATCTCAGACCGGGGCTTCCTCCGAAGCGGCAGAAGCGGGTTCGGATTCGGCGTCAGCCTTACCTTTACCTTTACCTTTGCCGCCAATCTTCGTCGCCAACCCGGCTTCGATATAGTCCTGGGCCTGCCGCGCAGGCAGTTCGCCGGTCTCACCGACGTTCAGCACAACCATTTCGGTGCCGGTCCAGCAGGTGAAGCTCTCGTTGGCCTTGACAGTGATCTTATCGCTCATGGGACGTTGCCTTTCTGATATACCCCGGAGCCCGAAGGCCCCGGGGCTGGTTCAGGATCAGTTGCTGGTGGTGCCGCGCAGCAGCAGTTCGGGGCGCGAGACCATGTGCAGCGGGTAGCTGTAGATCTCGGGCTGAACCCACTGGTTGCGGCGTTCGTCGCGGACCAACATCGAGTAGATCGGACGGCCGATGGTGTTGGCCGTTTCGAGCGTTTCACCCGGGCCGTTGAACCGGCGATAGAGCCCCGGAACGCCGCGAACGACGAACTTGCACTTGCCGGTGGCAATCGCGACGGTCGAGTTGTCGTCGGTGCCCTTGTAGTTGACCCAGTCCACCCCGCCGAAGTTGAACGCCTGGAACGCGGTCGGCCCGCGCAGCGACTGCGCGGCTTCCCAGTTCTTGTAGGTGACGCGCACATCGTTGTGGTTGACGAACTTGTCGTAGAAGGTGTCGCCGCACAGCGCGACGACGCTGACGCTCGGGCTCCATGCGTTGCCGAGAGCGCGGGCGATGGGGCGCAGGACCGAGTTCGAAATCTGGTTGCGCAGGACGCCTTCGACCGGGCTGGCAGCGCCAAGCACAAAGTCGATTTCCGCAGGCTGCGCGATGCCGAACTCGGAGAAGTAATCGTACAGGGTCGAGCCATCGGCATCGAGCAGGATGCCCTGGATCGCGCCCATGCGATGCAGTTCCATGGTCAAGTTGTATTCTGCCATGAGCTTCTGCAGTTTGCCCTGGACGAGATTAACTGCGGTCTGCAGTTCGCTCTCGCTTCCGAACGCGCGGACGCCCTGAATTTCATGGGCGAAGACCTGATCGCCCTTTGCGACCCGCGGGATCGAGAAGTTACGAACCTTCGCCTTCTCGGTGGTGCCCATCGGCGGTTCGGTGCCGCGCAGCGAGGTCGTGATCGGGGTCAGGATCAGATCCTTGCGCTCGATGGTGACAACGTTGGTCGCAACGCCTTCGCCGGGACCGAACAGGCCGAGCGTTTCGAGGAACGAGGGGACGCTGGGGATTTTCAGCACAGCCTCGCTCATCGAGGTCAGGCTGAACGGATCAGCATCAAAGACATTGAGTTGCATGGGAGTTTTCCTTTCGAAAAGTCAGGTCGCTCAGACGACCTTGATGCCGATGGCCAGAAGCTGCGCGATGGCAGTGGTCTTCTGCGGGCCGGTGATGCCGCCGGGCCAGGTCAGGTCGTTGCCGTTGACGACAGCGGGGCCGCGGCGCAGGAACAGGCAGTTCGTATCAGCGACAGCGTTGACGTTGTCCCAGATGATGCCGGCGGCAGTCTGCGAGCCATCGACAGCGGCCGGAGCGAGAATAGTGTTCTTGCTCGAAGCAGTGATCTTGCCGACCACGGTGCCAGCAACCAGGTTCTGGCCGGCGATCAGCACTTCCTTATCGGCGTGGTAGCCCAGGCCGATTGCGAGTTCGCCGCAGAACTCGCCTGCGTGCATTCCTTCAGTCTTGGTGGTCATGGTTCAGGTGTCCTTTCTTCAATCCAGCTTCACGCCGGGGTTGTTGAGTTGGGTCGCGTAATCCCACATCGCTGCAGACTTGGGCGCTTCCCTGCCGTTGGCGCTGGGTGCGCCAGCGGCATCGATGTTGCTGTTCTGCTGGTCGGAGAGCGCGGCCTTCATTTCGTCGCGCGCAGCGGCTTCCGGATCGACCACGGCGGCCGAGGCCCCCTCGGTCGAAGTCTTGCCGATCAGTTTGACCATCGCGCTCCCGCTCAGGCCGGCGTAATCTTCATCGGCGAGCATCGACAAGGCGAGCCCGGCCTTGCCCTTGCAGGCATCGTCGGTCTCGATAGCAGCGGCGACGATCTTGATCCGGTCATCCGATGCACTCGCCCCATCTGCGACAGGCATCTTCTTCTTTTTCGAAGCAGCCATTTCATCGTCGGGATCGCCGTCTTGCTCATCTTCGTTCGGGTCAGCCTCGGGGTCTGGCTTCGCTGCCGAAGCTTTGGGCGGAAGGGCGGCCGCAAGTTCGGCCTTCTGGTCGTCGCTGAGCGAGGCGAGCAGGTCCGCGGTGGGCAGTTCGGCGAGAGCAATAACCTCGCCGCTCGCGCCGCGGGCAAGCGCCTTGGCCAGCCCGGACTGGGCAGTGGTCATAGTTCAATCCTTTCGGTGGTGGTCAGCGGGCGAGTTTCGCTACCGCATCGAAAATGGCCTCGGGGGTATCGACCGCATCGACGAGGCCAAGGCCGAGTGCGTCGTTTCCAGTGAACCAGTCGCCTTCCAAATTTAAGACGGCCTGTTTGGAGATCGGGCGGGTATCGGAGACGACCCCCGCGAATATGTCCCAGGTCTCATCGACCCAGGCTTGAAGTTTTTCAAACGTCGCCTTGTCGGCGTGTTCGTAGGGTCCGCCGCGCGCCTTGCGGTCACCGGCACGAACCATCGTGACCTCAATGCCGTTCTTCGACAGGCCTTTGGTCATGTCGACCAGCATGGTCCACACGCCGATCGAGCCGACCTGGCCTGTCTCGGTGGTCATCACCGCATCACACTGCGCCGCTATGGCGTAGGCAGCGCTGCAGGCCATCTCGTTGGCAAACGCGACAATCGGCTTGCCGCCGCCCCGAGCACCCATTGATCCCAGTTTACGCGCAAAGGCGAAGCAGCCCGCGACCTCACCGCCCGGACTGTCGATGTCGAGCAGCAAGGCGCCGACTTCCTTGTTGGCCTGCGCATCGGCGATGATCTTCTGAAGGCAATCATAGCCTACCGAACCCGAATAGGGTTCAACACCGCCCAACTTGTGGACCAACGTACCGTCTATGCAGATACGGGCAACGCGGCTTTCGACCGAATACATATCGCGCGCGGTCTTTGGTTTTGCGAAGTAGTAATCATCATCCATCGCCAATTGGCGAAGCTGAGCCGCGCCCAGAGAGCGTCCATCGACACTATCCAGTTTTTGGATTCCAAGTCGATCGACGAGTGCCGCGCAAAGCATTTCCGCCTTTTCAGGGCGAAGCATCAGAGGCGCATTGAAAAGCCTACTTGAGATACGTGCGAATTTGCTCACGCGGCAATCCTTCCGTGGTTCGGATGGAAGCCATGCTCAATTTCAAACGCCGCTCGCGCTGCAGTGGCTTCTTGCATGGTATCAAATCTACCGAGATTGAACTGCTGCTTATCTGCGCGACCTTGAGCTACCCATTTCTGCCTAGAATGATCAAAGCGCACACCCACCCGTCCGCTCGTATTGCGCGATTGCATGGCCATGTTTCGGCTGTTTATCGACTGATCGGCAAGGCGAAGATTCGCCCACCTATTATCCGATCGATCTCCATTGATGTGATCGACTTGTGAAACTGGCCAACTCCCGGTTACGATAAGAAACGCCACCCGGTGTGCGAGGACTGCAACGCCTTTAATTCGTGTCTGGCGGTAACCGTTTTCCCCTATAAACGAGAACGCTTCTTTCCCTTCGTAGAGAGTACGAAATATTGCGAATCCTCGATCGGTTGCAAAGTCAGATCTTGGCCGAATTTTCCATGTGAAAGTGCCAGTCTCGCAATTGTATTCAAGAGCGCGGCGAACAAATTCGGCATTGAGGGTAGACGGGCCATGAAACTTGGTCATTGCGCGGCTTCCTTCTTCTTCGACTTCGTGGGCTTGTTCTGCTCTTCGTTCGGCTTTCCATCGCCGTCACGATCCTGAACCGTGCCGCCCTGGCTGTCGCCATCCTCGCCTTCGGCCCCGGCAAGGTCGGCCTTGACGTTGTGATTGACCGGATCAAGGCCGCGCCGCGCACGTTCTTCGACGTAGAACTGCTCTTCGGAAAGCACGTCGGACGGGTCGCGACCGCTTTCCAGAATACATTCGATCGTCGACTTGCGCCCGGCTGCCGTGTCGAGGTTGTTGGCGTTCGCTTCCTTGAGCGGATCGACCGAACCACGGCCCGGCCCGATCCATTCCGCGTTGCAGATCGCGGTCTTGGAGCGATAGAAGTTGGCCGGGCCGCCAGGGATCTTCACGTCGCCATTGGCGACCTCGACCTCAAGCCATGCGGCATAGATCGGCGTCAGGAAGGCTTGCGTGAAGTAGTGTCGGTCTTCAAGGAATCCGCGCCAGATCTCGTTGAGCAGCGCGCGAGCGCTGGAATAGTTGATCCCGGCCCAGTCCTGCGACATCTGGGGGTACGACAGGCCCAGTGAGCTCGAAATCTTCTGCAGGATGAACCTGGCGAACTGGGGGTAGTTTGCGTTCGGATGCGAGGCGTCAGGAAACTCGACATCTTCCTCGGGCAGCAGGTGTGTGATCTGTGCCCCATCGACTACCACCGGACGCTTCTCGCGCATCCCGAGGTAGGTTTCGATCCATGGATCGATGTTCGTCCCGCTGTCAGCAGGGGCCAGGGCAGCCTCAAGATCTTCGGTGGTACCGGGAGACTTGATGAAGATCGAGAACAGCGCGGCCTTGAGTGCTGCATTGACCTCGGCGCGGTCGACACGGTCGAGCATCTTGGCCGGAACCATGACCTCGGCGAGACGGCTGACACCGCGGTTCTGTTCGGTGCGACGCGGGTTGAAGATATGCAGGAAATTGGCCCTGCCGGTTGGCCCGCGAGCCGGAATATAGTCCCAGCGGAGCATCTGGAATGTCGGAGCAGGGTCTGCAGGATGACCTGAGCGGACCCAGTACCCAATCGGAGCGCCATTGTTGTCGAATACGATCCCGTTACGCAGGTTCGGGCCTTCGATCAGGCCCCGATCCTGCGGGGTCGAGATCCGCTCGCATTCGATCAGCAGAACATTGGTGGTGTTGCTGATGCCGCGCGCACTGTCGCGGATTTCGGCAGCACATTCGCCGTCGCGCGAATAGGTCAGGTAGGCCAGTTTGGCTATCGCTCCGAAACTCAGGATCTGGCGGGCATCACAGCGGCGCTCGATGTCATTGGCCCAGACGAAGAAACGGTCCTGAACGTCGGCGGTCCAGTTCATCCGCCACGCATAGTCGCGGTTCAGCAGCGAGTGGCGGGGCTGTGCAGAGAGCCGGATATTGACGCCGATAACCGATTCGGCACGGCGATCGAGGCCGCCATTAACCCATCCGTTGTTTTCGTCGAGGTCGCGCGAGCGGCTGAGGATGGTTTCACGCTCGCCGTAGTTCGCGGTTCCAGCAAAGCGCAGGTTCGGACGCCAGCCGGAAAACTCGCTGAGGTCATGGCGGGCCGCATCGCGGTTCTGATTTCCAGTGGTGGTGAAGCCGTCAAGCATCTGCCCGGACGGAATCGTACCGTCGGCACGAACACGGATGCGCGGCTTCGTCACTGCGTTCACCTCAGTTGCTCCATGCCAAGCCAATGCCGCGACGACGCTTCAGGCCGGCCGCGAGATTGGTTTCACCTTCGATCTGCTGTTCGACGCGCATCAGCTCGGCGCTGATCTCGGCATACTTCATCGACTGGTACTTCATCTTGTTGCCGTAGCGGCCGTTCCAGACCTCGACGACGGTGCCGCCAGCAGCCTTGAGCAGCGCGGCCTG